CTAACTTGGGGAAATCCTAAGTGTTCATCACATATGTTAGCGGATAAACGTAAGTACGGTTCCTCTAACCCATTCACAAAAGCACTAGAAGAAGCTAAACAACCTGAGAAGCCTTTCACTATTATAAATGATGAAGAGGATGAAGAATTTGAAGATTTACCTGAAGTTCAACCACCTCCTCCACCTGAAGTGGAGTTAGATGATGTTGAAGAGATAACTATCTCGCTTAAGAATGTGAAGGCTGTATGTTTTAAAATTGTGAGACCGAGATAACAATGAATTTAGTATTCTTTATTTACATTAAATAAAGAATGTCACGTAAACTTGACACTATGGACATGTTAAGAAGAGCTATGGAAGGCTCTGCTCTAGCTGGCGGAGCTATGGGTGGAATGTATGGTGCTGCTCTAGCTGGCGGAGCTATAGATACATATGGTAATGTAAAAAAGAAAACAGAAAGAAAAGAAAGACTTCCAGTTTATAGAAATGGTGTATTTAATTCTTTTACTGTACAAAGGGCAGTTAAGAATGCACCAGGCGTAAAAGGTCCAGCTAAAAAAGTTCCTCATCAAGTAACAGAGAAGGAATACATGGATATGCAAGTAGCAAGAAAAGCTACAGCTGAAGTAAATGACAGAGTTTTATCACAAGAAGTAAAGAAAAGATTAACCGAGACAGGTGCTAGACGTCTTTCTGGTAGAGAACTTTTACTTCTTAAGTATGATGTTAGAAATAAGACTAGATATATTAAGAGAGCTTTAAAAGCAAAGAATGAAAAGCCTAATTATCAAATCTTAGGTGATTTAGCTTACAGGGCTGACTTTGGAGGCGGACATGGTGGTAGTAACAGAGGTAAATACTCAGATGCAGAAAAGAAAGAAAGAGCTGTAGCTAGAGCTGAAATTGCAGCACAGCCAATGACTGCGATGGAACGTGCTAAAGCACTTGGTACAAAATACGCAGAAATAGCTAAGAGACATAAAGCAACTAGAACCTATAAGAAACCACCACCTGTACAAAGAGGATTTCCTCCTCCTGCTTAGGGACCAGCTCCACCCGTTGTTCCTGAAGAAAAGTTCAGCCCTTCTTATTTTGCCACACCTAATGAAAAGTCTGTTTTAAAGCTAGCAATTAGTACTTATGCTAGAGGTGCTTTTACAGATGAAGAGTTTAATGGTATTGTTTCAGCAAGTGATGCTGAATTAAGAAGATTGGTTGATAAACTCCATAGAGCAACAAAAATATCAAGAACTTTTGACAAAGTGCAAAAGTTCTTAGAAAATTTGGGCTATCCAAAATATGACGCGGCACATATATATGGAATGGGAATTAACGGTGAGGGAGCTTAAAAACTGTATTAATTGTTTTAATTTAACATTAAAACAATAACAAAATGTCCATAACATTAGAACCAATTGGAGATCCAATAGCCTCCGTAATTAACACAGAAACAGGTAATTTACATTTTGTTTATTTGGATAAGGATGGAGTAGAGTCCAACTTTCTAACTGAGCCTTTACCAGAACCTATGATTGATATTGTTACTGAACAACTTCAAGCAGGTCTATCATTTAATGAAGTAGGTACAATGCTTCGAAATGCAAGTGTACCACAAGATGAACATGGACCAGGTGTTAAAGACTTTATGGTTGAGCCTGATGAAACACTTATAATTATACCCTCTAAAGGACATGAAAGACTTACAATGTTTGGAGAATCAGGTTCAGGTAAATCAAGGCTAGCAGCACAGTATGCGTTGCAATTTCTACATATGTTTCCTGATCGTAAAGTTATTATCTTTTGTGCACAGGAAGAGGATCCAGCCTTTTATAATGTGGAAAAGGATGAAGAAGGAGTACCACTACGAGATGACGATGATAAGCTTATTATTTGTAGAGATGAAAAAGATGAACCTATACCACTATTTCCATTTACTGAGTTCATACTTGGTGGACCTGATAACCCAAATGATGTAGAAGCACTTAAAGAGATGAAGGTTGAAGACTTCGCTAATTCTCTCTGTATCTTTGATGACATTGACAATATTCCTGAAGAGAAAGTAAGAAAACAAGCACATTACTTAGTTAACCTTTGTTATGCAAATGGTCGTAAACATAACATAAGAAGCATTTATATGGGACATGTTGCCTTTGCTGGACTTCAAAATAGAACTATTCTACAAGAAACAAGCAAGTATATCTTCTTTCCAAAAACAGGTGCTGATCAAATTATGAAGTTCTTTACCAATAAAATGGATATGCCAGCACCTAAAGCAAGACAATATGCTAATATGAATGTTGACTGGCTATGTTTAGTTAAGTCTGCTCCACGTTACTTTCTTTATCCTACTGGAATTCTCATTATTTAAAATTGTATTCTTTATCTTATTTTTGTATAAGATAAATGGACTTAGGATTACTTACAGAAGGTACACCTAATCAAAAACCATGGCTTAACATAACTGCTAACACTGTTACAACTAATTTAGTTACTTCAGGTAGCTTTGTAGGACCTATGACAAGCAATACTCTTACTCTAGTTAATCAAGGAGTAGCTCCTCCAAATCCAGCAGTAGGCTCAGTGACTTTGTATTCAGATGGTACAGGTATTATTAATACAGTTGATTCAATGGGTGTAACTAATCCTTATTGTCGTATCACTGGCTTTCAAATGGTAGGTAATATAGATATGAATGCTAACGATCTTCAAAATGTTCAACTAATAGGTGGACCTACTCACACTCGTCTCGCAGATAACATTGTCTCTAATTCCATAGGTGGAACTGTAGGCTCACTACCCATGTATCACGATACAACAGGTAAAATCATTGATGATTCAGGAGTCCAAGCTAATAATCTCTTCTTAGCTGATGGTTCAGTCTCAGCCACAGGTGACTTTAACATGTTAGGTCATGGCATTAATGCTGTGTCTAATGTTTTTGCTAATGAGCAGGTCTATGTTAACAATTTAGGAGTATCTTGGTCTAACTTCATGCAATTCTCACAAGTAACTGTGAATAACACTGCAGCTCTTACTTCTCTCTCTACCGGAGCTGGTAGTATTGGGTCCCTTACTTTTCCAGTGTCAAACAAAGGTCAATGGATGGAAATTACTGGAACATTTCAAGCTACTTCTACTTTAGCACCAACACTTAACTTTGTAGTTATTGTTAACTTAGCTTCTGAAGCAACTGTAACCATTTCTCCTCCTAATGCTCTTACACATGGCTCTTTTAAGGCTATTTTGTCTTTTGGTGCTACATTTTGTAATGTTTATCTAGAAGTAGTTCAATCAGGTCAAACTCTTGTATCTAATTTTGCTAGACCTGCTATTGTTCCTGCAAGTTCAAACACATTCGACATGGCTGTACAATGGTCAGCTGCTGATGCTTCTAATAACATTGGATGTACTTCACTAGCTATGGTTACACATGGCTATACAAGTAATAGTCCACCTTTACCTGAGTTTAAGTTACCTCAGCCTGAAATGAAAGATGCCACTATTCATATGGATTCAACTCCACTTCCTAAAGTTGTTCCTAAAGAGTTATTTACACAGTCTTTACCTCATACTAATGAAGCTGGTTGGGAGGAAATAGATTCAGATTCACGTAAGTAAATGAAAGTAAATTTAAATATTTAGGCTAGATAAATGGACTTAGGATTATTTATAGAAGGTACTCCTCAACAAAAGCCATGGCTTAACATAACTGCTAACTCTATAACTGCACTTTCAGTGAGTGGAGGTCCAAGTCTAGCACCTTTAACATCTGGACAATATTCACAAACATCTACAGTAACAGTTAGTAACACTTTACTAGCTTCTCTCTCAGCCGGTTCAACAGCTGTAGGAAGTTTAACCATTCCTCCTTTACCTGTTGGATCTGTTGTTAAAATTGCAGCAAGTGGAGCAGGTGGATCAACTGTAGGTGGCTCAATTAACTATGCTCTCTATGTTGATGGAAAGCAAGCCACAACTACAACCACGTTCGGTGCTAATTATGGGACAAATGTTGCTACTCAAATTAATGCCAATGTTACAATTGGCTCTGCAACTGCTTCAGCTAACTTTATGGTAGTTGCTTCCACTCATTCATCAAATGGTAACTTTCAACCAACCATTACCTGGGATAGAACTATTTCACATACAATAGATATCTTTATGAATGCTAGTGCTGCTGACCCTTCAAATGGTTTTGTTTGTTCTTCGTTCGTCGTTGAATTAAGTAATTCTTAACGAAAAAATAAGAAAAAGTTTCTATATTAGAATATGAAACGCACTTTTTTGGAATTTTTAGTAGTAATATTACCTATATGCGATAGGTAATAGATGTAAAAGAAAAGTAAAATTTCCTTATTTTAACGTTTTTTAAGCTTTTTATAGCTTAACTTGTTAAAATCACAACAAGTTCGTCAGGAGTAATGTTTAAATGTTGACTTACAGATTGTATTGCGCTGTAGTATTTATCTATGTCATAGTTTGAGAACATGTTTCTAACAATAACATGTCTACCACAGGTATTCACTCCACTTCGTCTAGCTTGAAAGTTGTATGGTGAATAACTTACTTTATTGTTAGCCATGAGCTTGAGAAGAAGCTGCGCAATGTAATGAGGCTGTTGATAGTTCATTACTTTAAACTCTCCATCAGGTTTAAAGCCATAGGAATCAAAGAATTCAATAGATCCAGGTACTTTGTGTAGTAAGGTCCAGTGTCCCATGTTAGGGTCTTCTTTGTTAGGCTGGTAGAGAATGGCTAATGGTAACATATTGAGTAATTGTTGAGGTGTTTTCTTGTACAGTTCTTCGTATAACACTATATTTGGTATAAATTTACCAATATCTGAATCTGATAATGCTTGCTCCATTTAAAGATTATTAAATGTGCGACCAACTAATTCAGATTATTAACATAAGTAAACCAAATACTGGGAATGTACCCCAGCTAGCTAGGACTGTAGAAACACGTGACTCTCCTTATTTAATGTATCCAAGCGATTGGGAGTTATGTATAACAAGAATGCATTGTAGTTTAGAACTTGTGCCACTTTTCTTTCCTACTATACCTGATCCTATAGGCTTTCCGTTACAAACAACTACTTCGATTACTCTTAACTATATGGGAAATTACTTTAGACAATTTCTACAAGTAACATCTGAAGAAATTAAAAATGGAGTTACTAGTTATAGTTTGTATTTACAGGAACTTAATGCAGCTAGTATTTTAGCCTTTAATGCTTTGAAAGCTATATTCCCTGGTGCAAGTGGTACAGCTGCTCCCATGTTTTACTTAGATTCAGCTACGGCTTTAATTTCAATGTATGTACAAGATGCATACTTAGATACAAACATAAATAGAATACAAATAGGACTCAATGCTGACTTACAACAGTTGTTAGATTTACCATATGACCAAATGTTTGCAATACCTGATCCAAATGGCTTTGAATACTTAATAAGTGTTAACAGTGATGCAATCTTGTTGCCAGCTGCACCTAGAACTGGTGTACCTTTAGCTCTAAGTACAATTACTGGGAACTTGTTGAAAGTAACTCAAGACTTTAGTTCATTGGTGGAATGGGATGATATTAAAGGTATTGAATTTGTTAGTAGTAAAATACCTGTTGCTCCACAACTTATACCTAATGTAACACTTCCTGGCCAGGCTAACAATAACATTGCTAGAGGTAGTCAAACCATTCTCATTGACTTTGATTTAGTTAAAGGTAATCCCTTTGAATCAAGACAATTAGCTCAATACTTCCCACAATCTGAGTTTAAAATGCTTAGCTTAACTGGTACTACTCCTTTAACTGTTATTGACATACAAGTTTACTTTGTCACATATACTAATGTGATTAGAGAATTGTATTTAAATCCTAATACAAGCTTTGGTATCCAGCTGTACTTTAGACCTAAGTTAAAGTTAGTAAGGGATCCCATTGTTTATCAAGGTTTATGTGCAATTATGGAGTTGATGGGAAGAATTAAAGGTGAATTTATGTCTAAAGTTTTGCGATAATCAAATGAGTGACGTAAGAGATTTAGAGCTTGTCAGAGGCATTCCCAAAAATCTGGATATAAACTCCTCTAGAAATAAAACATATATCATTGATAGTGGAGCACCATATGGAACTTACTATGTATTTCCTACAAGTGCTCCAAGTAACTCTAATATGGTGTTCCAATGTCCAGTTGCAGACATTGAAACATATGTGAGGAGGCAAATGTATATAAGATGTCAAGGAGTTACTGTATTAACAGGTGTTTCGGCTGGTGCTGGTATTCCCTTTCTACAAGCAGCTGGTTTACCACATGCTGTAGGTGTTCCTGCTGGAAATGCATACTACTTTGCACCTAGAGCTAGACCTTTACGAGAAGCAACTCAAAGCATCCAGGTTACATTTAACAACTTTCCTTTTACACAAAGTTTGAACCAATACTCACGTGTTCTAGGTAACTTATTTGAGAACGACTTTACAGCTGGCACTGACCAAAGTATGTCACCTACATATACTGATAAGTCACAAGCGTATGGTGACATGGATGGCTTTCCTCGTAATCCACTTGGAGGTTATGGTAACATGGATAACATTAATACTGGGCGAGGTGGTTTCTGTGACATTACTATCACTAACAATACTTCCACTGGTGTAGCTGATACTGCAACCATTGTATGGCAATTCACTGAGCCTATTTGCCTAAGTCCTTTAAGTTATGATTACTTCACTCAAGAACAGTTATGCTTCATTGGTTTAAATCAACTCATCATCAACTGGCAGTTAGGAGGAAGAGGAAGTGGAGGTGGTTTAGGACCAAATCCTAACATCATTGGTCTAAATCAAGCACTGTGGTCATATTCAGAGTTAGGAGTACCTCTTGCTACTGCTACTACAACAATAACTGGAGCTCAAGCACTGTTGCAGTTTTACACACCTAACCCCAGACAACCTATTCCTGATTTCTTAACTTATGCCTATTCAGAGCCATTCTTGTACCAGAAACAACTCAACGTGGTAGTTCCTCCAGGAGGTCAGTTCATCATTAATTTGGATACTATCTCGATTCCTACAATTCCTCAGATTGCAGTTATTTGGGGATCTCAACAAGACCAGTTGACTAACATCTCAAGTACAGATACATGTGCTCGTATTGACGCAGTAACAGTACAATACATGAATCAAAGTGGAATTTTGAGTACAGCTACACCTCAAGACTTGTACGAAATTGCAGTAAAGAACGGGCTTACTTATTCCTATACTGCTTGGAGAAGGTTTATGGGTTCGATTTTACCATTGAAGTTTGGCGATGATATTCCTCTACAAGAAGGACTTGCTCCAGGTACATTAACAAAGCAATCCTTTACCATTCAGGTTACTTTTACTAACATTGCCGCTGTAGCTATGTCCTTTAACTTGAATGTGTTAACTATGAATGAGGGTGTAGTAACAATTCAGAAAGGAGGTATGATTGGGAAGAACATTGGAGTGTTAACACCTGATGAAGTAAAAGCAAGTTGGAATAGTGAACCTGTACCTATTAGTCGTAGTAGGAATATCTTTGGAAATGGTTTTAGTGGAAGTGGTGGCTTCTGGGATGATGTTGGAAGCTTTTTGAAAAGGTTAGTTCGACCCACTATCACAGCTGCACAGCAAGCCTTTCCAAATGCTAAGCCGTTAACTGACATTGCAAGTAGTGTTGCTTCGAGTTATGGAGTTGGATTGCGAGGTAGAATGAGGGGATCGGCATTAATGAACATGGAAGAAATGAAAAGACAACTCTAAATGAGTAGTACTATGACATTTGTTACTCCTGATCCTAACAATAGATATTATGTAGAAAAAAGATGTTATCTTAATATTGCTGGTACAACTACCTTTTGTAGAACAGAGCTTCCAAAACCTATGTCTTTAGTTCAACAAATAGAAAGAGAAATGGCTTTAAGCAGTGATGATGATGAAGAAAGAGTAATTGGAAAAAGTAATGCAGAAAAAGCAAAAGAGGCAAGGGAATGGTATGCACAGAATAGAAGATAAAAATAATTTAGTTTACTCTTATTAATAAGAGTAAATGCAGAGAGATCCATTTAAACCGTGGTGGAATGCTTGGTTTTTAACCTTTAATACAAATCAAACAAATCCTGAGCTTGTTTATCCTTTAAGTCTTGTATATGAGTATGTTATTACTCATATAGCTCAGTTTGTAAAGCCTAAACCTGGTGTTAACATACTAAAAGTGGAACAGAACTCAAGTATAGAACAAGGTCCTAAGTATCATCGTTACCACTTACATGCTTTAGTTGTTGTAAGGAGTACAGGCTTGTTAGATTTAGACTATGAAAAAATAAGAGACTTCTTTGTACGACAGCTGGGTCAAGTGGAAGGCTTTAAAACAATTGCATTTCATCATAGAATATTTAAAGGCTATAATGCAGCTAGAAATGCTGAAGAATATTTAAAGAAGGCACCTATCCCCGTCCAAAGGGGGAGAAGTAAATTTAATATCCTTATTTAGTTTTTAACTTTGGTTAATAATTAACGAAAAATTAACGAAAGGGTGGCCGGCCTTCAACGTTTCGTGGGCTATAGAATTTTATTTTTTTTTTCCTCGTTATTTCGTTAAATTGTTTTTAAAATTGAATTTAAATTTAAAACTTTTTGAAATTTAAACGATGCCCCCCAGACTAAAGTTTGTAAAGTCCCCATCCAAACAAGAATCCAAAGATGTAGATTTAGGTATTTCATATAATGAAACATTACAGCTATATGATCCTAAGCTAAATTACTATCTTATAGATTATGTACGAGAAGTAGAAGCGGAAAAGTTTGAAGATGAGAAGGAAGCAGCTATGTTTATTTGTCCTAAATTAGCTAGAGTTGCTCATAGAATTACTAGTTCTACTTTAGTAAATATTGGTAAACATAGTGAAGATAATCCTTGTGGAATTCTTAAAATAAACAAGAAAGGCTATTATGAAGGTGGTGAAAATGGAGCATATTGGGTATGGGTAGAACCTAGCGATGATGAAGAAGGAAAGAAAAAGAAGAAAGGCTTCTGGGATAAGCGTGGACCATTTTCTTTACTTAATAAGTCATTTGTTGATTTTTGTTCTAGAAAAATAGTTAACATACCTTATCATTCAGACTTAGGCTTTAGTTCCAAGACAGATTGCTTTAATGTATTTCCTTGTTTTAAAGCTGAATTCATAGAAAAAGTAACTATAGAACGATGTGAAGAAATATGTAAACCTGTTCTAAATCATATTAGAAAAGTATGGGCTAATGACGATAATATTAAATTTCACTATACTATGGAGCATATT